AATTAGAATCAACACATCAGCATGGTCAGAAGAAGACTTCTACCTAGTGACAACACTTGACGACCAAGACATCGTTGAGGTCATCAACCCACTTGTAAACGCAGAGAGGGACGGCTACGAGGAGTACGACAACGATAGCTTGTTACAAGCACTGAAAGATAGATTTCCTTGTGACCATGTAGACATGTACACTGAATTTGATAAACTAACATTCTAGTGAACCATAGACAACTGACCCTAGACTTTTTAGAAAAGCAGAGGGACTTAGACGACAGGTCGACATTCCAACTCTACTTGATAATAGAGACGATGACCTCGTTGATTGAAGACAAAGATTTACAAGAGATACAAACAACATTTAAAAACCTAAAAACATGTACAGAACAATAGACCAATTAACCGAGGACGAGTTGCTTGAATTATCCGATAGAGAGGGTATGACAATCGACCAATTAAAAGATGAATTTAGCTCGACAATGTTTGTTGAGGAAGACTTTTTTTGTAACCTATAAAACCTAAAAAAATATGAAAGATTATCGAATTGAATACCAAGACAGAGACCAAAACGAATTGTTCATAAGCATTGTGAACGCAGTTGACTTAGAAGACGCGACAGACTATGCGAACAAACTAATGGCCGTGACCAAACTAAACGATTTATACACCTTTGTAATAACTGAACTATGAAAAATTTATTTGCAATTTTAAATATTATGATGATATCCATTGGAGTATTCACTCTCATGGAAGCGAACACAAACGGAAAAGTTGTTGCGTCAGTCTACTTGATCATTCTATGCACAACAATACTTATTATTAATTGGGTTACACCCTTATTTAAAAAATAGAGAAAATGGAGATAAAAGAAGTAGAAGGTGGAAGGTATCAGATACTCAACCACAATGGCGAGTTAATGTTCCAAGGCACAAAAGAGCAATGTCTTGACATTCAATAACGAATGATGACAATGTCGGTAAACTACGAGTGGGAGTACATGGACATAATGAGAAATAGTAGAAACCAATAAAAACAAATAAAATGAAGACAATAACACTAAAAACAAAGTACGTCAAAACTGATGGGTGGAGAGGTAGACTAGAACCAATTAACGCAATTTGTGGCTCAAACGACACGGGAAGTTATTCCGACAGTCCTTGCCCCTCAGACGTAAGAAAAAAAGAAATACAAATGGTCACGAGTATCCTAAGAAAAAATAATATTAGGTACCGGACAACTTGGAGGGAAACAAGCAACGTCTTTTGTGTCGCACAATACGTTGTGGTGTCCGAACAAGACAAAACAAAGGCAATAGAATTGATTGAAGACTTGCCGAGTATGACAAGGTTACTATATTTATGCTAAAAAAAAAGACATGTTAGAAATAATAATTGAAAACTACCAAGACGAAGAAATCCTCAAGGCTGATGGATTTGATGACGCAGTAATCGGAATTGATACAAATTCCATGAGACTAATTTATTCCGTTCAGAAGTGTATTGACATCCTAAAGGAGGACGAGATGGATGAAATAGACGCAATAGAATACTTTGAATACAACGTCATTGGGGCATACGTTGGGGAGAAGACACCAATTTGGTGCAACGACTTTTTCTAAATTGTTAATAACTTTTTATAAATTGTTAATAACTTTTGTAAAATAATTGTTTTGATATAATAATATATACTAACTTTGTACCAAGTTTATTAAAGCAATGAACGAACTAAATTTAATGTTAACTAAAAACTAAAAACTATGAAACCGATGAAAAAACAAAACGAATGGTATTTATACAAAGCATTAGTATCTTCTAAGTATGGAGTTAAATGGAAAATTTCTATTTCTAACTATTGGAAAGAAAAGAAAAATTGGGCAGGGTCTAAACCAAATGATTTTCAATATAAAATAGTAGATGGAAAAATAGTAGATGTAAGGAACGATGTTTTACTTGCTAATATATTTACAAAAGTATAATCAAAATAACAATGGGGGGGGGTGTCGCATCCATAACGCACAAGAACTAAAAACTAAAAATTATGATGACATACGACACGTTTTTATTGTCTTGCCTAATGGCAGACATGGGAACAAATGTGAACGGCATATCTTACGAGTCACTCCCATACGACATTCAGTTTATTAAAGCAATGAACGTATACAAGACCTTCGTCTATAGTCCCTCAAACGTGCTATCGGAGGGTGTCTACGAGTGCATGGTAAACTTCTTGACGGACAACAAAAACATAGAGTTGTGAAGAAAGTAGTGTGCATAAACGACAAGAACCTACCCCAAGGGGCAGAGGTTGTAAACGGAAGAGAGTACCATGTCGTCGACGAGTTCGTGAATAACTTTGAGCAAAGGGTGTTCATCATATCGGGCATAGCAAACAAGGGGACAACAAAGCACGGCCTCAATTGGTTGGGGTACTGCTCAACTAGATTTGCAGATCTAGACGACATATCAATTGAATGGGAAGCCGAAAACACTAGAGTAGGTATTAATTAAATAAAACTATAAAATAAAAGTTATGGACAAAGAAAGAAGGTTGTCAATACAACCAAAAAGTTTAACATTAGATTGGTGGGACGAAGTTAAAAAACTTAACTTTACCCTTGAATGTAATTGGTTCTTCAAGGACTACGATGAACAAAAAGAATACGCATACATTGAACTTGAGGTTGTGTCATCACAATCCTATGACGACAATGAGGTGTGGGTGGATGATGTATCGCTATCAGACAAGTTCCTCGCAGACCTATGCCTCGAAGCTGAGGAGGAAATCAATGGTGACTTGCATACTTACGAGATGTGGGATTGGTGGACGCAGAAACGTGAAATAGATAAAGAGTACTACAATGAGGTGTGGTAATAGGACAACGCTCTTCGACCAATTAGATTGGTGGGAGCGACAATGGAGAGGTAGCTTTGATTTACAGCTATACCTACAAGTTTGTAGGACAAAACGAAACGAAATAAAAACAAGTAAAGATGAAAAAGAAAAAAGAAAATTGGGTGGTAAGTTGGTCAAGCAAGTGGGCTGATGAGAACTTAAGTTCACCCAAAGTGAAAGGTGACACAATAGTTGAAGATGTAATTAACAAGTTCCATAAACGCTCAGAAGCCGGAATGTTAAAATACAACACAACTCTTGATAGAACTGATTTGAGTACGTTAGATTGGCTTACACATCTACAGGAGGAACTGATGGATGCAGTCCTTTACGTTGAAAAATTAAAGAAAGAGATAGGTGGCAAAATTTAGTAAATATCTATTGGTATGGATAAGCCAAAACTTGTCCATACCTTTTTGGATGGTAGGTCATGTACATCTTTCAACAAATGTGTATGCTGACATCCATGAGATATTAATGTCCTGTGGTATGAACATTATTGTTGCTATTGGATTTGTAATAGACTATAGGGATAATGCTAAATAAAGTTTACAAATAACGATACTTTTGTAAGATATGCTTTACATAATAGGAATATTTCCGATTAACATTTAAAAATTTAACGACATGAAACTAGAAGTATTTACAGAAGTCCTAAATAGACTTAGGAAGCAATCAGACAAGCAAGATGTCTTGTATGAATTAGATATAGACCTTATAAACTATTCAGATGACTACACCTCAATAATAAATATTTTATTAGAAGTTTACTATGGTAAGGAGGGAACAGATTGGATTTATTGGTATCTATATGAGAGAGACCCTGTTGGAACAATTGACCAAGCAACTACTAATGACGGCTTACCTATTTGTTATGATATTAAGTCATTATGGGAAGAGGTAGAGCAGTGCAGGTTGGATAACAAGGATGAGTATGAGTTACCTATTGGACTAACAGATGAGGAGAAATTAGAATTCTTAAAGATAATTTCAAAAGAAATGTAACTAATATGTTAGCTATTAACAACTATTTGTCACAAATTTAGCTAATATATGGGACAAAGTAAAACTTATAAATAACAAGTAAAACTTATAAAAATGAGACAGATAGTATATAATTCAGTAAAATGCCTTGAGTGTAATGAGGTGTTAGTAAGTAGATATAGACATGACTATGTTACATGTGGTTGCCCCAATGATGCTATGGCAGATGGTGGTAACGAGTATGGAAGATATGGTGCAATGGACATGACAAAGATTGAACTTTATTATGTTTATGAAGATGATGACTTTGAGATTGTCAGAAAACATGCAACAAGAGGTAGCAGAGGTAAGGATGGTAAGCAACCACTAACTTGGATAGCCATAGCCGACATGGATGATGACTACCTACATGCAGTACTTGACTATGGTGGAGTTGATTGGCATCTTGATTTAATTAGGAAAGAGATAGCATATAGAGATAGTTTATTAATTAAAAAACAGGACAAATGAAAGTAATAATTGAGTATGAATTTGAAGAACAAGACGATGCAAGAGTAGCCTTAGATGGATATAAATGGAAGTTAGCCATGTGGGACTTAGACCAATCGCTTAGAAGCACAACCAAGCATGGCGTTTTTGATAACAGAGAAGCTACAGGAGTCGAACAAGATATGGCTGAAAAATTAAGAGATGCCATAAGAGAGATATTAAATGAATATAACTTAAACTTAGACTAACATGAAACAGACAGCAATGCAAGAAGCAAATGAAATGTTTTTAAACTCAAGATCCGATGAATTCTACGGATGGTTTTGGAACAACAAGGACAGACTTTTAGAGTTAGAGAAGGAGCAGATAGTTGAGGCTCACGGAGATAAGCAAAAAACTAAAAGCGACCCCGACTCAATCGTTACCTACGGATATACTTTTACAGGAGAAAACTATTACGATAAAAACTTTAAAAAATAAACTAAAAATTATTTGGATAATAAATAAATTAAAACTAAATTTGTACAAGAGTTATGGCAATATTAAATTTATGTTTGGCACTACTGCTACCTATTTTAGTTGTTTTTTTGAACTATTACCTACTAACATATTTTTATGAATGTCTACTACATAAACAAAACATTATTACTTTTATTTTTTCAATGTTGTGTTTTATTTGGTACATATTTATTTCAATAATTATTTTTATAGCATCAATTAAATTAGGACTAATCAATTATTTTAAAAATTAAATTAAATTAAATTATGAAAAAAGAAATCTTTAATCAGTACGCACAAAAGATTGCCGATCTATTCGGGGTCGACAAGCAAGAGTTATTCGTAAAGTCAAAGAAGAGGGACTTAGTAGATGCACGTCACTTACTATACTACCTGTGCTTCCACAGACCTATGCGACTAATATCTATCCAAAACTTTATGGACGAGAATGGATACAACATAAGCCACCCATCAGTGATACACGGAATAAATACCGTAGAGCAAAGAGTGGCAGAGGATGCAGACTACACCTCTATTATTAAGTCAATAGAAAAATCAGTAATCAATTAAATCTAAATAAATAAAAATGGAAAATCAAGTTAAATCAGTGTACTCTACACTGTCGCAAACAAGTGTGCGTGAGAAAATCGAAAGAAAAGGAAACCTAGACTACCTGTCTTGGGCAAATGCGTGGCACATGCTTAAAACGGCATACCCTAACGCACAACGTAAGGTCTATGAACACGACCATACAGGCTTCAATTACTTTACGGATGGTAGGACTGCCTACGTCAAGGTTGGTATAATCGTTAATGACTTAGAGCATATCGACTACCTACCTGTAATGGACTTCAGAAACAATGCACTACCAATAGACAAGGTAACTGCTACGGATGTAAACAAGACAATACAACGATCTACTGCAAAGGCAATCGCTATGCACGGACTTGGACTTAGTTTGTGGACAGGTGAAGATGTTCCGGTGACTGTTGATGTTGCACAAGCACCTCAAGAGTCAAGCCTAATAGAATTAACTAAGGGCAGTGAGAATTGGGAGAAGGTTGCTCAGTATATTACCTTGAACAAGCAGATTGGCTTAGAGAAAATCATACAGCAACTGACAACTAAGTACACTATTAGTGTAGCAGTGAATAAAGAAATAGCTAAGTTATTAAAATGAAGCACGAAGAGATAATAAATCTTTTACGCGACGACAAGGAGTACTACGGAGGTATTGGTAAGCAGTACCTCTCCAACTCTGACATTGGCGTCCTACTATCTAATCCAAAGGACTATGGTAAGTATAGAGTTGACAACAAGAGTTTTTCAGATGGAAGATATTTTCATCAGCTAATTCTTGAACCTGACAAGGCAATAGACTTCAAGTCTGTCGACACAGGTACTCGACTAACAAAAGAATACAAGGAGTTTATTAAAGACAACAACCTACCCTTTTGTATGCTCAAGAAAGAAAAAGATGAGATAGAAAACTTAGTTAGAGTTATGACAGGCAATCTACATTTCTTTGAGCAGATATACAAGGATGGCAATCAATACGAAGTTCCTGCAATTGGAGAGATACAGGGTATGATGTGGAAGGGTAAGGCAGATATTATAACAGACGAGTGCATCATAGACTTAAAGACTACAAGCGATATAAACAAGTTTAAGTGGTCAGCAAAGTCATACAACTATGACTCTCAGTGTTATATATATCAGCAGTTGTTTGGTAAGCCATTGGTGTTCTATGTTGTAGACAAGTTATCCCAACAGTTGGGAATATATACACCAACTGAAAACTTTATACTTGGTGGCGAACAAAAGGTAGCCAAGGCAATAGAGATCCACAGGAAGTATTTTGGTGGTAACCCAACGGACAACATCAATAATCACTTCATAGAAGAAGACCTTTTTTAAGAAATCGGATGAGCGTAAGTCTCAACGTATCAACCTATATGCTTAACCCCAAAGGTATATTGGATGATTAAAATAGATTGGGGTAAATTTAAAAACAAAGTACAATGGCACAAGACGAAAAAATCTTTGCAGACGGCTTCTCTTTCAAGAGACAAGAGAACGCACCCGATTTCGTTATCGGAAGAGTATCAATCAAGGTGGATGATGCTATAACATTTTTGCGTAAGCACGAGAAAGGTGGTTGGGTAAATTTAAACGCCAAGTATGGTCGTAGTGGTAATCCCTATATGGAATTAGATACCTATGAGCCCAAGGCAGGAGAGAGTAAGCCAATTGAAAAAGAGGCAGTCGCTAAAGACCTACCATTCTAGGTATAACTCTAATTATCGGTTAATTAAGGGGGGTGTTAAGTTCCCCTTTTTTTACCTCCTATATTACTATATATATATATTTATATTATATATATTTTTTTTCATTACAATTAAGAAATAAAATTAACATTATCGACACTATCCTTATAGACAAAGACTTTGAGGATATCGATTTCGACACAAAAACGACACTAAGATGAATACATACAACATTACCATATTTAAAAGCATAAAAGAAACCAACACACCATTCTATCGTGAGGCACATCAGATACTAGAAAGAATCAAGAATGGAGCGAGTAAGGAGTTGGTCAAGAAGATACGATTGGAGAAGAACAAGAGTGAGCGTAATGAAATGAAAAAGATGTTGCCATCAATTTGTTTCAGTGGCACATTCAACAAACGAGCAGACACATCAATCATTGAGCATAGTGGACTTGTATGCCTAGACTTTGATGGCTATGAAAAGCAAAAGGACTTGTTACAAGATAAAGAAATGCTTACAAAGAATAAATATGTGTTCTCAGTATTTATATCTCCATCAGGCAACGGACTGAAAGTATTGGTCAAGATACCAAAAGAAATAGACAACCACATAAACTACTTTAATTCGCTTGAGAAGCACTTTAACTCCACTTACTTTGACAACACAAGCAAGAACATCAGTCGTGTCTGTTACGAGTCCTATGACCCCTTAATTCACATCAACGAGAACTCTTCGGTGTGGGACAAGATTGAAGAAACACAATACAACGAAGTTATTAAGCACAGAGACATCGCAACGATACCAATTACGGATGAGAATAAGATTGTGGAGATATTAGTTAAGTGGTGGAGTAAGAAGTATCCAATGGTAGACGGACAACGAAACCATAACACATTTATACTTGCAATGGCTTTCAATGAGTTTGGAATAAACAAGAGTCTTGCGTCATACATCCTAAACCAATACTCAACGGATGACTTCCCTGTGCAAGAGATATCAATGACAATAGACTCTGCATATCGTAACACATCGAGCTTTGGCACGAAGTACTACGAGGACGAGGAGCGTGTAAGCCAAATAAAAGAGAAGCTACGCAGAGGAGTGTCTAGGAATGAAATTAAGAGCCAACTGCAGGACTCAAGTTTTGATTCAAGTGTAATAGACTCAGTGTTAAACAAAGTTGAAGAAGAAAACTCTCAGCAGGTATTTTGGTCTAAGAACGACAAGGGAGTGATCAAGATAATACACATACTCTTCAAGAAGTTTTTAGAGGACTCAGGGTTCTACAAGTACTGCCCGGAAGGAGGCAAGAGTTATGTGTTCGTGAAGGTAACCAACAACCTAATAGACCACACGTCTGAGAAAGAAATAAAGGACTTTATACTTATGCAGTTGTTGGAGTTGGAGGACATATCTATCTACAACTACTTTGCAGACAACACGAGGTTCTTTAAGGAGGAGTTCTTGTCGTTACTGTCTACAATAGACATCTACTTTATAGAAGACACCAAAACATCAGCATACCTGTATTACAAGAATTGTGCAGTAAAGATCACAGGAAGTGAAATAATAACGATTGACTACTTAGACTTGGGTGGCTATGTTTGGAAAGACCATATAATTAACAGGAACTTTAATAGATGTTCAGTAAGCGAAAACTTTGACTACAGGGTATTCATTAGGAACATATGCAACCAAGATGAGAATAGGATAAAAACAATGGAGAGTACGATAGGATTTTTACTACACGCATATAAGAACCTATCATTCTGCCCGGCAATTATATTAAACGATGAGGTGATTAGCGACAATCCTGAGGGAGGCACAGGGAAGGGGTTGTTTATGAACTCATTGAATTGTATGAAGAAGCTTGTAGTAATAGACGGCAAGTCCTTTGCCTTTGAACGATCATTTGCTTATCAGTTGGTGTCAGCAGACACGCAGATACTATGCTTCGATGATGTAAAGAAACACTTTGACTTTGAGAGATTGTTCTCAGTAGTAACAGAGGGCATGACACTAGAGAAGAAGAACAAGGATGCTATAAAGATACCATTCAGTAAGTCACCAAAGATTGCTATAACAACTAACTATGCTATAAAGGGTGCAGGTAATTCATTCGCAAGAAGAAAATGGGAGTTGGAGTTGCATCAGCACTACACCAAAACATATACGCCATTGGATGAGTTTGGAAAGTTAATGTTCGGAGATTGGAGTGATGATGATTGGTGTGAGTTTGACAACTATATGTTAAACAACCTACAAAACTTCTTAGTAACAGGATTGGTGAAATCAAAATTCGTGAACCTAAAGATACGACAACTGTCGGCAGAAACAAGCCACGAGTTTATAGAATGGTGTGGCTTAATTGATGACCAAGACAGGGAGATTGTTCTTGAGCCGGGAGTTAAGTTATATAAAAACGACCTGTACGACAACTTTGTCAGAGAGTATCCTGACTATGGACCAAGCTCAAGGATGTCTATGAGCAGAACGAAGTTCTATAAGTGGTTAAATTCCTTTGCAATGTTTAAGGAGGGTGTACCACCCGAAGAAGGTAGAGATGCTCGAGGAAGATGGCTTGTAATGAGAAGAAAGCAAGACGTTAATGATTGAGAGAAAGTTAGGATTTAGTAACAGGAAGATGTGGCAGCACTGCGAACTACTTCAATCAATAGTTGAGCAAAAAGTTATGACTAAAGTTGGAAGGGGTAAGAACGCAGTGGACGTAGAGGTGTATAAATATAAAAACAATGACGATGTTATTAAAAACATATCAGAGAGTATTGACTACTATAGAATAGAAACAATGAGAGAACAGAAACTTACATTTAGGGACTACCAAAAAGAAATTATACTAAAGGGAACTGAAATGTTACTTCAAAATAAATTCTTATATCTTGCTATGGAGGTTCGCACAGGTAAGACCCTTACAAGTTTGGCGATAGCTGAAAAGGTGAACGCTACCAATGTGTTGTTCGTAACTAAGAAAAAGGCAATATCTTCAATTGAAAGCGACTACGCATTGTTTGGACCGAATTATAATATATGTATTATAAACTATGAGAGCCTACATATTGTAAAAGATGATCAACGTTGGGACTTGATTATTTTAGATGAAGCACATAGCATGGGCGCCTTTCCTAAGCCTTCACAACGAGCCTTGATAGTGAGAGATACAATAAAAAAATACAATCCATTTGTAATTTTACTTTCGGGAACACCAACTCCTGAGAGTTACTCGCAGATGTACCACCAAGTGTATGGCATACCAAACAACCCATTCAATGAGTTCACAAGCTTCTATAAATTTTGCAGTATGTATGTAAACATAACGGAGAAAAAAATCAACGGACTTTTTATTAGGGACTACTCAAAAGGACTGCAGTCCATACTTGATAAAATGAAACCATACACAATTAACTACACGCAATTGGAGGCAGGGTTTAAGGTCAAGACATCGGAACACGTTATGCACGTTGAACTTAAAGACTCGACCTATAAAATAATAGACAAGCTAAAGAAAGACTTGGTTGTTGAAGGTAAGGAGGAGGTTATATTGGCAGACACTGCCGTTAAGTTAATGATGAAGCTACACCAACTATACTCCGGGACTATAAAGTTTGAAAGTGGTAACTCTATGGTGCTTGATCTGACTAAGGCTGAGTTTATCAAGTCGCAATTTGCGACCGCAAAGATTGGTATATTCTACAAGTTCAAAGAAGAACTCAACGCATTAAGTCAAGTATTTGGTGCAGAAAACTTGACAACTGACCTCAGTGTTTTTGAAAGTACAGACAAGAATATAGCACTACAAATAGTATCAGGCAGGGAGGGCATATCATTAAAACAAGCCGACTGCTTGGTGTACTACAACATTGACTTCAGTGCTACAAGCTATTGGCAGAGCAAGGACAGGATGACAACAAAAGATAGACTAGACAACGATGTCTATTGGATATTTACAAAGGGAGGGATTGAAAACGATATATATAAAACAGTAATAAAAAAGAAGGACTACACTATTAACCATTTTAAAAAAACACTACTATGAAAGACAAGAATGAATTTATAAGGATTGCTATTGACAAGCAGAATGAAATAGCAAATGGAGAATACACTCACCAAAAGTATTTAATATTTAGGGAATGGTGGTTTAAAACAATACAAGGCAGTAAGAGAAATGCTGCTCGAAGTTTTGCAATGTTTGACTTGATGTACGGCTTAGACGTACCAATAAAGAATGCTGACGTAGAAGATGAGCTATGACGGAACAGCAGATACAATCTAAAAAGATTAAGGAGCTTGAAGGTCAAGGCTACTATGTAATAAAACTTATGAAGACCAATAAAAATGGCATACCCGACTTACTTGTCTTACCCAAAAATAGCGATGCTTTCTTTATAGAAGTAAAAAAAGAAAGTGGAGTGTTAAGCAAGTTACAGGAGTACAGAATAAATGAATTAAATAAACACGGATTAAAAACTGAAATTTTAAAAGGATGGAAAAATTAAAAGAAATAGTATCAAAAGTATTTGAAACAAACATTAACATTAAAACACGCAAAAGAAATAATGTTGAGGCAAGAATGATATTCTCAAAAATATTAAGAGAAGATGGAAACACATTTGAATCTATAGGCAAGGCGATAAATAAAGACCACTCTACAATAGTTTATTACGTTAATCAAGCGTCTGTCTTAATAAAACAGTCTATAGAATTAAGTGATAAGTACTTAGAATGTAAGAATTGTTATATAGATAATTTAGATGTGGTTTTACCTCAAATGAAGTACGATGAATTAAAAGATGAGGTTGTAGAGTTAAAGCTTTTGGTTAATCAGCTTACATCTGAGAGAAGAGAAATAATAAAAGTTCAAGAAAAGTACAATAGGATTAAAAAAATAATTAACTTAGTTGCCGAAAGAACTCACGTTGGAAAAGAAGAGTTTATTGAAAGAAAAATAAATCAGATGTTCAATGGTATCTAATGACTGAGCAAAGAAAAATAGAAGAGGCAAGAGTCAATCGTATTGCATACCTAATTGGTATCCAACAGGACTCTTTGGTTGTTTTATTTGAAACGCTGTCCGACAGAGACTATGAAGATGCGAAGGCAGAAATAAGGGTGTTAATGACAGAGTTAAGATTAATTTTCAAATCAATAGAGTATGACGATTTTTGAAGTAGAAGAAGATTTAAGAAGAGAACAAGTTGCCATTCAAAAATTTGTAGACATATTCGGTGGCTCATTTCAAAAGTTAGACCAATTTGACATTGACTACAAGGTCTTTGACAAAGACAAGAACCTAATAGCTTACGCAGAGGTAAAGGGTAGGATAAGAACAATGAACAAGGCTTACCCACTTCCTATAGCTGTAAGAAAACTTATTAAGCTATCTGACAAAAGATTAAACCCTGTCCTTATATGGGCTTGTGAAGATGGCATAATTTACGCCAAGCTAAATGAGTTGGTAGGTCAAATAAAATTTAGTGGTAGAACCCCACGAGCAAAGTCTACCAACGACATGGAGATTATGGCCTACTACGAGAAACAAAAATGTTTAAAGTACGTCAGGCTTTAGATTTATTTACTCCATTTTGAGCGTTTTTTTCTTCCCCAAACTGAACGACTTCGGCCACTTCTACTACTTTTATTATATTCCTCGCCATATTTAAAGGCCTCAATTCTATCGTCCAACTCGTTTTCTATCTTAGACTTACCTTTTCTTTCTTTTGAGTAGTCGGAATAATTTCCAAATTCTTTTTTGTAACCTCTTATATCTTCGTATTCAAATTCTGTTTTGGTTTTATATCCGTAATCTTTTAGTATTCCATCGACAATTTTTTCTTCCTTGTCGTCATATTTTTTTTTGTAGTCAGCGTCTTCTACATATTTTATCCAATGCTTTAAGTCTTCAGGTTCGTATGCATTATTTTTATCAGCTTCAATGTTCTTTAAAATATCTATTTTCTTTTCTTTTAAATTTACTTCTTGTTGTTTTTCAACTTTTACCTCTTTGTAGACGTAGTCCATTGCTGACTTTCTAAAGTCCTTATAAAATGGCAACATGTTTAACATACCTGAGCCTTCAATAAAGTATCTTAACCTTTCTTTTTTTCTTGTAAGTATAGTCCTCTCTTCCTTTGGTTCACTTTTATTATATGCTTTTAATAGTGTTGTCATAAAATTAAGGTGGGGGGCATATGGTCCTGATATTATAGTAAGTAGATCTGTAGACTCATCTATTTTTTTACCCTCAAAAGGATTATATGCTAATGCGTCTTTATATGGGTCATACTCACCATCCCAAATTCCTAAATCATCTCCGTATTTTTTATTTACTTGTTCTACAAGATAATTTTGCCACATTCTAGTAAAATTACCGTAATTTCTTCCAAGTATCATTCCTGTTGCAGAACCAAGCACTGACTGCATTACTCTTTCTGTTAGTGGTTTTTCAGATAAAAATTCCCCAAGTCCTTGTATATTGTCCTTGTTGTTTTGCATTAAATCAAATTCTTTTTTATTGATTATTTTTCGGAGCATCATTTCCTCTAACGTCTTATTATAACTTTCTTTTTTATCATCAAACTTATCATACTTTAATTTTAATTTTTCTACTTCTTTTTCTTCATCGTCATCGTCAATACCCAACGCCATGTCAGCAAAATTATTAAATGTACCCCTCAACACAAAGACTAGTACTTCTGAAGACAGTCTAGTTAGGATACCATATAAAAACAATCTTTGCGATGCTGCTGCCAAAAGAAGTAGTCCGTCTTCCCTTGAAATGTCTCCCTTTCCAATCATTGCGAAGACACCCTTTCTAATGGTAAAGTATTCGTTGATCATGAACTTGTTCATGAATCGATTAAAATTTTTGACAGCCGTTTCATATAAGTTATCATCTTCCCTAGAAACATTTTTAAGGACCCCCATAAAAGGATTAGTACTTGCCCCTGCAAGCACTACTTGTGAGTCAGCCCAATCAGTTGATTTACTAAGGGCATCCTTATATTTATTAAGGTACTCTTCGTCGTTGTTTATAATCTTATTGAAGTCAATCGTCTCACCTGTTATTTTTTCAAATCTACGAGCAAAAGATCCAAACCAAAGAGGTTTTATCATCACCTTATCGGGTTGTGACACCACATTATTTGCAACCAATGAAACAAGATTTACATAACGCCCTAGGAAATTGTCGTACACCTGTACCACTCCGTTTACAATAATGGTGTCCATTTTTCCTTTCCTACTAATCCTATTTGTCAAGGCAGACAAGTCAAACATAGCACTATTTTCTCCTGCCTCTGAATAATTTCTTGCTGTTACCTTACTATTTAAGTTAGTTAAAACTTTTTTACCATCTACTCCAAAGGCCAATTTTCCATACATTGAAACCCCTACACTGTAGTCTACAGGATTGTTGGTCATTACAAAAAATGTGTTTGAAATTCCTTCAGACAACATCCTAGGGGCACTTGCAAGCATTGCACTGTACCCTACCTTAGCTAGTGCGTCAATAAATTTATTTGTTTGACCGAAATTCTGAGATAGTAGGTCATTTAATGCTGTCTCATACGACTGAGATATAACCTCAAGCATTTCCCTTGCCTCTGAATCTTTTTTATTTTCTTTTAAGTTTAGCTCTGCTTTTTTCAAAGTCATTCTTGCAGTTCTTATTGGGTCTGCTAAGTGGTAGTTGATAAGAAGTGACTTTGAACTTTGGTTAATAGCAAAGTAAGGATTTAGAATAACAGGGGATACATTTTTTTCATTGAAGTCATTTCTTTCTATTAAATTATTTGACTCCGTCCCCGGATTAATATTACTTTTTATTCTGTTTATTTGTTCGTCAATGGTCTCTTGATTTGTTTTTTGAGCGACCATTTGGGGAACATAATTTTTTAATGGTTTAAGTTGACTTCCATTTATTACATATGACGTAAAAGTAGCTTTTTTTGTCATCTCTTCGTTTATACTTTGCATCACTTTTAATGCAGAAATTTCAGCCTTATTAAAAGATGACAAAATCTTGTCAATATCTATCTTACCATTTACAACAAAATTTTTCTTAATGTCCTGCATTACCTTTAAGTCTTGTTTGCTCATTTCAGTAACGCCCTTTATTTTTGCGAATTCAATTACAGCATCTAAGACCGCAAGCGCAGGTCTAGTTTGTTTACTGCCTTCATTTGACTCATACTCTAGTTGAATCATGTACAGCATCGACTTCATTTGAGACTTTATTAAAGCATTCCCATCTTTTTTAAATGAATTAAAGACAGCATTTTCTGCTTCAATTAACCTTCCTTGGACATCTTTAATTTCAGATTGGTAGGTTTGTTGAGCTTTTGCAGATTCATTAAATATAGAATTAAATATTCTCTTTGTTTTGAAGTCTCCAAACATTTCGTCTATGTTAAACAAAGAATTAGAACCTACACCATACTTGTCATTCTTTATTCTTAATTTAATGTTAGCTATGTTTACGTCAAGCGTTCTAAGCCACTGCTGTATTCTTCTAACAACACCTCCGTAGCTGTCGGGAATAGCTTCCACTAATGTAGCCTCCTTAATATTTGACTCTAATTTTATTAGCATTTGAGATGTAGCATGATTTACAAATCCATTGTTTATATTGTAAATTATCTTAACTAAGTCATTTAAGTCGCTATTGTTTAAACTTTCAAGGTCACTATTTTTTAATGTTTCTATAAATTTATTGACGAAGTCCCTTTCTAATCTAAACTCGTCTCCTTTAAATTCATCTGTTGTTACCGTAGTGTCTTTTATCTCAGCAATTAACTCCTCTTTCTCATCCTCGTCTTCTTCCTTAGTCATCTTTTGTTTGACCTCCGCTTCGATTATCTTTGACTTATATTTTTTCATAAAATCAAATTCCTCTTTGCTGATTATACCATCCTCCAACATTTTTTTTATTGAATCAGAGTAGTCTAAGTCTTCATTGTTTACTTTAAAGTCATCATACCTACCCTTTAAGTCAGAAGCTTTGTCATTGCTGAACTCAATGCTTCTAATAATGTTGTTTAATTTTTTTTCTATTTCCGCTCTATTTTCAGGACTTAAAATTCTTCTGTTCCCTGAAAGCATTTCTATTACTTTTCTATAGTCTTCGAATACATCTTCCGGTATTAATTTTGCATTGATATTTAATACCTGCTTTAGTAGTGGGCCTAGGTCACTTGTAATGTCTCCAAGTTTTGGGGTTTTACCTATTGTATTTTTTTGAGCTGAGTCTCTCTTTTTATTTAACTCTGTAATCTTTTTTGCTTCAGTTTCTCCCTTGCCATCACTAGCAAGTTGTGACTTGGATTTTATTTTTGGTTTAGCATCTTTAAATCCTTTTTCTGTTCCTGTTCTAACTTTACCTTGTTCGGCAGCTATTACTTTAGCTTGAGCTGAAATGCCAATATATTCTCTATATTGGTTCTTTAATGATTGAGGCATTAATTCCCAAGCATTAATCTTTATGTCAGGAATACCAACTACTTCACCAAGAATAGCAGTCTCGTATGTTGAATGCGGAGCAGTACCACCTAATCCTGTTGGCTTACCAACAAGCATAATATCATTTTGAGTAAAATTGTTCTCTCTGTAAAAACCATCTCTCAATTCATTGTAGTCTATGAATACATCAAATGAACCTAATAACTCTTTCAATGAACCTTCAGGAGCTGTTTTTAATTTACTTATTTTATTTATAGCTAATAAAAATTCTTTTCTTTTAGAACTTTTATTTGAAGCAAGTTCTTCAAATGAATTAAATTGAGATAATATATTTTTAATAGTATTCAATTCATCTGTTTTTTTATTAAAGTTGTTTATAGCTTCTTTGAAAGAATTGAAATCAGATGTCTTGTTGATTCTGCTTGCAATTAAATCCAATACTCTTCTATTAAATAACTTTGCTACTTCAGGTGATCCACTGATGAAGAATATATAATCAGCCTCACTTACTTTTTCAGCTAGTGTAGCTTCTCTTAAACCACTTGCCCATAAAATATTTTTATCTCTATTCTTAGGATCTAAAGCAAAGCTAGGTCCCGCATCTAAGTAATGTTCATTGCCAATAACAGCATCGTAGTAGTTACCACGACCTAATTGGTCAGCCATCCAAAACCAAACCTTTTGCTTCTTCTCTACAATCTCTTTGATTAAAGCATTGATATCAATCTTATCTGCTTCAGTAACAAATGATAATGGCAGTGGAGTTTTAGGAAATTTTAGTGGAGTAGCTTTCTGAGGCTTATTTATTATATTAGTTGGACTACCAATAGGAACAGATAACCCTTCTTGTATCGCAGCAATATCAGATGGATTAATAGCCTCTCCCTTACGAATTGATTCTGATATATTTTTAAAGAAATCAACGACTTGTTTGGTATCCTTGACGTCCTCAAAGGGTTTAAGCATACCGTTGGTTATCTTGGAAACTATTGAATTGATTAGTGTTGCAATCTTCTGCAATGTAGTTGCTGATAACTTTCCTTCTTCGGCAGCCAACGCTCCTGTTAACTCAGCAAGGTACTCCTCGTATGTAACGTCTAACAACTTACCTGTCTCCTTGTCTACATATTGATTAGCAAAGTCCATAAGGGCCTTGTTAGAGCTTTCCGTTAAAATTGATGCAATCCTATCCCTGAATCTTTTAAATAGCGCAGGATTGTCTCCAAATGCTTTTAACATGACACCATGGGCTACCTCATGCGCAACAGTCCTCGCATTTGCTTTGTTTAGGTTAATATTAATAACACCAAAGTATGAACCATCCGGTCTTTGAGCATAAGAAAAACTACCTGCAGAATCGGTAGATGCATTGATTGAACGCATATAAGAAGCATAACTATCGTCATTCTCATGTACCACAATGTCAAAGTTTGGAAGTACAGACTGTAGTGTCTTAATAGCCCTCTGAGCGGCTTCAATGACTTTGATTCTTTCTTTGTCTGTTGTTTTTGTTTTTATGTTGTCAATAGCAGACTTGTTTTTTATGGAAACCCCTTGGTCAGTGGCTACAGGTGCTTCTGATTCATTGATGTCCAATTCAAACTCAAGCCTTTTTACAGCTTGTTGGTTCATCACTTCTTCAGCTTTTTCGTAGCTGTCTTTGTCGAAAGATTCAGTGTTTTCTTTTTCGTAGTTTTTGTATAAATCAAATAGACCTAACCTTTCCTCGATTGTGTTTCTATTTCCGCCATCGTAAATAAAGAATACTACATCGGGTCTTCCGTTATTGAATTTTTTGTATGTTTCAAAGTCCCAATCTTTTACAGCATCACCATTTTCTATCATTGGTTTATACTGTTCATTAAAGGCTGTTCTTGAAACAGCTTTAAATCCAAAGTTAGAATAATAGTCAGGAAGAATGGTATCAAAAGCCTCTGCAGTAGTTGCTCCTTCTTTGATACCAATTACCATAAGTTGAGCTAAATTTTGAGGTCTTTTTGCATTTGGATTAGAGAATCCGCCTCCCAAGAAACCTTCTTTAGTAAGTGTTATTCCTGTTGAGCCATCTTCAGTTACGAACATTCTCATTCCGTTAAATTTTTCTCCGGTATGAACAGTAACAGATGCGGAAAATGGATTGTCTTTAAGAGACTCTACCATCATTTCTCTATAAGCATTCCCATCGGTTATCTCATATATTTTTTGAACACCTTTGAAGTTAGGGAATGCTTTTAATATACCTTCGCTTATTGCATTGTCTAAAGTATATTCAGCGACTACGTTTAAGTCAAGTAATCCAATTCTTTTAGTTCCTCGTACGTTTCTTTTATTGACTCCCCTCGTTCCGCTGCTTCTCTTAGAGTACCTCTCCAATAATTTGGGTAAGTCATCAACTCCTCTATTTGGTCTTGAGTTAATATCTTCTTGCTCACTGATTCTTCTTGCTGTTTCATATCTTCTGAAATTAAATTTTGTTGGAAATATAGCTATCTTAGGTTCTGCAAATTTAAACATTTTTTCTGCCTTTTCCAAAAGTATGTTTGCCTCCTCTAATTTGCCTTGTTTTTTAAGTTCTCTTGCTTCCTTTCTTAACTGATTTGCCTCTGCATTTACTCCACTGAAATTAACCCAAGAGTTCTGTCCTCTTGTCTGAAAAATAACAGCAGGCGCAGCTACATCACTATATAAGTCAAGGTGTTGGAGAGTGGCATTTTCTTCTCCTATAGCGCCAAATTGATTTCCTAATATACCATGTCCAAAATAGTCATGAACTACTCTAAACATTTCAGAGTTTGTTAGTTCGTAACCATCCTCTAATTTTATGCCACTTGACTGCAGTCCAATATTGTCAGATACATCAACATCGCCTTGACCAAATGCTACTTCGTTAGGAAGGAACCTAAGAGTATTGTTTTCTCTTATGTCTTGCAACATCTCTTTTGAATTAGAATAAGGCTCTCCTGCTTCTTGATGTCTTATTACTTTCAATCCCTTGGCTACTATAAACTCATATTGCTTTTTTGTTTCAGAAACAAAAGCATCATAAGCCACCTTAACCTCTTGCTTTGTAGGTTCATTTTTAATAGACTGATAAGCATTAGCAATCATTTTTGATACTCTTTCAAAAAGCTTAGGTTGAGAAGTATTTCCTCTTTCAGGTTGATAATTTTTCTGCTTTTCTTTTATTTTTGCAGTAATTTTGTCTTTGTATTCTTGAGCAGCTTGCCGAACTGACTCAACACCCTCATTGAAGGCGGCTTTCTCGGTTTTAGACACCTCTTGAACATCGCCTTGTTTTTTATTAGAAGGAGTTTTCACTTTAACCACAGGCTCTAATAGAGGACTGATTAGCGCATCATACTTGTTGTATATCTTATTGTACTTAGCCAATACGGTTTTCGGCATTTTAGTTTTATCTATCTTGCCATTTACTTTATAGCTTTCTATTTTAGGTATGGCCTTAAGGAGTTCAGCTTGTTCTTCAGCTCTGTAGGCAGTTACTTTTTCTTCGGCTTTACCTTCTTCGGTAATGGCTTGTTGACCTGATTTCAATATAGTTCCTTTACCTCCTATATTTAAAGCGTAGTCAATAGCTTTTCTTTTTGAATCAATTCCTTTACCTTCTGTAATGACATCATCTTCTAATATTAAATTAGCTATTGTCCCTATTGATAGTCCATTTTCTATGGCATCATCAATCTGTTGGTTTAATTCATCATTACCTGTGTCTATGCTTTCTTTCTTAGCTATAGCATCTAAAATCTCTAACGAAAAAGAATCAGGAGACGAGGCTCTTAATGAAGCTCTAACAGTATTTAATTCTTTGTCATCTAATACTTTTTTAGAAATGACTTTATAGTCATTACTAGTCATCTGTTTTGTAGTCTCAGAAGGAGTTACTTCTTCTTCGGCTTTACCTTCTTCGGTAAGGACTTGAGGTTCTGCTGTGGGTTCTCCTTGGACCACTTCTTCGCCAACTTCGGTTGTTGGCTGTACAGGTACTTCACCTGCTGCTTGCTCTTGAATGGCATCTTTTTGTTTTTGGTTTATTTGGTTAAGTTCTATATCAACTTTAGTGTCTGCTGTTTCAACCACAGGTGCATTAAATTCTGAAATAATAGACTGTATTTTTTCATCTAAGTCTTTGTATTCTGTTTCAGCCTCTGTCCTTGAAATTTTTTTGCCTTCTACAATTATTATGTCTTTATCTTTTCTTTTTCTTTTCAGCGCCTTCTCTAATACCTTTAACCTTTCTATGCCATTAAATCCTTGGACTTTTAAAGGTAGTTTCGTCAGCTTGTCATTAATTTCTTTTATTTCTTCTTTTATACTTTTACTTAACGACTCATCTTTGCCTTCAATTGATTTCTCTAGTCTATTTCTTTTATTTATTAAATTAAAGGCCTCCATCTTTGCACTTTCAGGTAGATTCTCATCTATTGAATTAAAAACACCTGCCACTAAGTCAATGTCATTTAATGCTGACTCGGCCTGTGACTTTGTCATGGTGCCCTGTATCATTTTATTTTTTAAGTCTGCTACAATAATTTTTTTAAATTGTTCGTCAGAAGTAAAGTCCTCAAGAAAATTCAAGTCTTCTTTGTTATATAGCGACAGATTCCCATTTATTAATAGTTGAGAGTTCACTATCACTGTAGACATCGCGAAACCACCGATTGCTTCTGCTATTGCTCCTTCACCAACCGCCGATAAGCCTTCCATTAAGGTTTTAGGGGTAGAAAATGCCTCACCACCTGTTAATTTTTTTAAGTCTTCTTCTGTGTTGTAAGCAGCCCTTAAGTAATTATATGCCTTTTTTATTCCAATGTCAGCAAATAATGTTTGGATTGCTCCCGTTTCACCTTCTGCTAACGTTCCCGCAACAACTTTTAAAACTCCTTTCCCAATTAAATTCTTTACCTCTTTGTTTGCTATATTTTCAAGTACTTCTCTAGTTGCACCGGCAGGTAAAGTTTTTGCTATGTTACCTAAAATGCCTTTGCCTAGTAAATAAGACTGCCCTTTAGTTAGTCTATTAAGACCAAAGTTTTCAAGTGCTCCCATGACAATACCATACGGCAAAGAAACTTTGGCCCTGTCAAATGCAGTAGTGGTTTGAAAGTCAGGGTCAGTAAGCATCTCTTTTTCAATCTGAGACATAGACAAGTCAGCTAAAGACACAAAAGCAGCCGCCTGACCAACAACAGGTATAGCCCTCGTAAGCATTGCAGGCAATGATCCGGCTACACCAATTAGTGCTTGTTGAAAAAATCCTAAATTTTGTTTTGATTCTTCAGTTGTTAAGTCAGAACCAAATGCCTCTATAAGCATTCTTTCATTCTGTTGAATACTTTTTAGCTTTACTTGATTAATTTTTATATTTTTTATTTCCTCTTCAGTAAAACCTCCCTTCCTTAAAGCATCAGACTTGTAGTACTTCATTTCTTCAGGGGTGATTATTTGAGACTCCTTTGATGTCTTAGCTTTTTCTGCGGGGTCTAGTTTAACTCCAAGTTCTGCTACTTTGTCGGCTGATACAATAAATTCATTTACAAGGTTACCCCAAAATCCGCCGTACTTAGCCTTTTCAGTGATATACTCTCCTGTAAGTCTTTTTGTTCTTTTTTGGTCGATATCAATTTCTTTTGCAACAACTTTTAATTGGTCTCTTTTTGATTCTAAAGATTCATACCTGTCTTGGTATACCTCAGCACTTATTTTTCTATTCCTATAATCATCTTGATTTTTTTCATAAGATTTAGTAAGGTTTTTAATCTCGTCACTATAGTCTTGCTGCTGTTTACTTACATAGTTAATGTTCTTACCAATAGTAGCCACAAAAGTTCCTGCCTCAATCTTTTCTTTTGCTTCTTTTATTTTCTTCGGGTCACGACTATCTAGTGCAATTTCATATGCATCCAAAAGTTTTTCATTGTTTTTCTTTTTTTCTTTTATGTATTCATCTCTTTTGTTTGCATAAATAACTTTATACTCCTCACTGTTGTATAATTTTTTTTCTGATTCTTTTAATTTTTTAAGGTCTTCCGGTGTCCCTTGGTATTTATCAACGAGGCCAATCCATACGGCAAAGTCTCCATACGGCAAAATATCTTTGTTTTCAATGGGCTTGTTTTCCATTTGTCGCCTCTCTATTTCCTCTTTTTGTTCTACAAAGTTTAATTTCTTAAAATTATCTTTGTATTCCTTAGATTCATAGTACTTGTTGTTGTGGTCAATAAATTTAGATACCCCAACTTTGTCAGCCCTAGACCCCTCAATTACTTCTCCATCTTCGCCAATTGCTTTGTTGAATGCATTGGTACGAACATTACTTCTAATTTCATTTACAACACTATTGTTGCTGTCATATTCTGCATTACTTTGTAAATATTGTCTGAGCCTTGCAGCATCTAACCCTTTTGGATCATCAAATGAAAACGTCATGGGTGCTACGTCCGAATTTTTTGGAATTACTTTTATATAGTCGGTAAACATTCCTTCCTGCTCAAACTCAAATCCTAAGTTATTAAAGTCTTTATATAACTTCTTTATTGCAGACTCCTCAGTCTGTGATAAATATTTTTTGTTTATTTTTAGAAATGGAGATATATCCCTTGCCTCTTCTATCTTTACTTTTTTAGGGACCTCAACGTTCTTGCCGTATCGTCTATTTAGGGCTCCTATAGAGCCTTCATTTTCTATTGACGACCATTCATCTGCTCCATACACCCATCGTTCCCAAGAGCCGTCTTTTATTCTATATTTATTATTGCTTTTTTCAGGACTATAGTCACTAAACGTCTCGTAGTCTTCATCTAAGGACGCATTCTTACCGAACTGTTTGTTTAATGCCCTTACTCGATCATCGTCTTTAATAACTCTTGTCTTTGGAATGTCTTTAATTGCATCTAAAGATCTTTTTGACTTTGCTTCACTTGAAAAGTCTTCACCTATACCTGTGGGGGATGTCATTGTTCCGCCACCAATTCTAGATATTGGTAAGTAGTCCTCCTCGGCCCTTTTGATTGCTTTTTCTACTTCAGGATTTGGTTCATACCAATTCCCATTTCGAAACTCGTATTGATTTTTTTCTTTGCCGGGAAATCCTGTAAATATCTCAGAGCCTTTTTCAACTACATTTCTAAAGTCCCTTGTCTTAGCTATCTCTTCAGCGGATTCCTTTTCAGATGCTTCAAAGGATGACATTCTTTTGACTTCCTTGGCATTCCTCTCTAGCTCCTTAGCTCTATTTCCCTTTGGGTCTTTTAGTGGGACAAATCCATTTGTATTTTCATTACTTACAAACCATTCGTCATTTTTTTTTTTATATCTAGCCTCTTTGTCTTCGTATGTAAAATGTTTTTCGGTATATGTTTTTCGTTCAGGGTCAAAACCAAACCATTCATCCCCCTCCGGTCTACCCCAACTATCTCTTGTAATTATTTTTTTTGAATTATTACGCATTTTTTTGTTGTTTAATTTTAATTTCTTGAATGTCCTGCCTTAGTAAAATCGTCAGGATTTGTTAGTACCATTTTACCATTCTTTTTTTTCCATATACCAATTGATTTATAAGGCCTATTAAAGCTTGTTCCTGCTATTTCTGCAACTTTATTCATGTCCTTAATTCCATGTGTCTCAACGCCTAGTTGCGCCCATTCTAGTGGAGTCTTATCTTTTAATGTTATTGTATTGTCTGCGATACCTGATTCAGGATTGTACTTTAATATAACATTACCCTCCTTAGTGAAGTCAATTGCCATAAGCTGATCATCAAACTTCATTTGAACCAATGACTGTGCTGCTTGATTTTTTTCTTCAACAGTACCCCAACGTAATTGGTCCCAAAGGGTGAGTCCTATAGGGTCTACTTTATCACCGCCTCCGCTACTACCACTTGATGACCTATAACCTACCGCACTTGTTTGTTCCACTCCTATTTTTCTATCTATTTTTTCTATAAGTTGTCGTTTTAACCATTCTTTAGCAGCAATTTCTTGCTTCTTTCCATTTTCTGTAGATGCAAAGTCAGGCTCAGGATTTCCCTCCCTGCCCTTAGGTACTTTCAATAATATTTTATTTGGATCTGCATTAGCTTCGTCTATAGAATAAGTAAAATTATTCATATAAGCGCCCCCAATGTCATTCGTTAAAACAGAAGATATGTTAATTGGGGCATCCAAAGAGTTAATGTAGTCATCAACGGCTTTAACAAAACCTGCTTTTACTGCTTTGTCTTGTATGTCTTGTACACTACCTACTTTACCTACAGTTGCAGCTTTTAAAGTTTGAATCATTTCCTCACCAAGTCCCGCTTCCATTCTTGTTAATTCAGCGTCTGAATTGAAGTAGTTGTATTGAGCCTTGCTTCTATTATTTAACTGTTCGGGAGTTAAATACTCAACATTTCCACTATTATCTTTTCGCGTAAGCTGTACTTGACCATACTTGTCAATAATAGGCTTAGTGTCCGCATAGTTTAAATAATTTTCATTTTGCTCCATTAGCCACGGCTCTAAGCCTTGTGACCTCTTGTTGGGGTCAGCGGAGTTCATTCTTTCTATTTTCAATGCATATGCATCTTGAAATACCTGAGAAACATTAAACATTGACTCAGTACTATTTTTCACATTTGCCATGAACTCAACGTGCTCCCTTTCCGAAACCTGCCCATTTTTAAATGCTCTATACTGCTCAAGAGTTTTTTGTGTCATGTCTGTTGAATATGCAGAAGTCCAACTATTAACACCTACGTCTCCACCTTCCGGGAACTGTTTTATATACTTCTCGTATTCCCTTACTTGGTCGTCATACGCTTCCTTCTTTGCCTTTCTTGTAGCAAGTTGGTCCGTAATTAAATTTGATATACCAAGACCAACGTCAGCATAATTTACTTGGCTGTCAAGGTCACGTTCTTGGTATTTATAAAATGTTGCCATATATTATTTTTATTGAGGAGTATAGGGCCATTGAAGCCAATTCGGTGTTGTTGTTGGTGCTTGAGCAGGACTTTGAAGAGCAGGATTTGGAAAAATACCTACAGTAGGTTTTCCTGAAATAGGAGTCATTTGACTTGTTAAAGTAGAAGTAGCATTATTTCCATTATTTACTGTATAACCTGTATCTTTTTTAGTCCCATACAAAGGAATCATATTAGCAGCCTGTGTTGCCATACTTGTAACTCCTTCCCATCCTTGTGTTGTTGCTTGAGCTGCCATTTCTTGAGCATTTCTTGCTGCCATTTGCGCACCTTCAACTTCACCTAAATCTAACTGTGTTTGTAAGTCTCTTAGTCTAGACTCTTCAGCAACTTTTAATCTTTCAATCTCAGTAAGTTCCTTGCCCATATCTGTTCTTATAGCTCCTTGCGCTTCATTCTGAGCCATTTGGACTCTACCTGCCCCTGCTGCCGCTCCTCTTTCAGATTCTTGTGCAGCATCTATAGTTTGGGCACCCTGAGAAATCATTGCTTCTCTTTGTAGTTCGTAAGGTTCTTTTTGAATAGACAACGCATCCATGTAGTTTACGTCAAGTCTTGCACGAGCTGATGCCATCATCTTATCAGCCTCTGCCTCTGCTTCTTTTTGAAGTTTTTTTTGTTTGTTTGCTTGAGAAAAAGACATTGCAGCGCCACCTAAAGATGATGCTATACCTATTCCTGCCGCTATTGATGTTAATGCTGCCATATTATAATTTTTTTATCATTTCTACTTGGTAATTATCACCCTTAACATATCCAAGCTCTTCATACTTCTCAATGAGTGGTCTATGTTTTATAAGTGCATATGAATATTTAAACCCTAAGTTAGTAGCCATCGTTGTTAAATTTTTTAACAATGACCTTATCGCCTCTGTCCTGTGTGGTTTTTTTCTATATTGTTTATTTGAAATAATCCAATCAACCCAACAAAGATTTGAGTTTGACGCATATAAAAATCCCGCACAAATAGGAACATCGCCATCTAAAATGATGATACCACCTTCTCCATTTTGAGGTAAGAAATCTTTTGGAGGAGCTACCCATCCCCAATCCTCCCACCATCCAAGAAGAATGTTGTCGTAATCATTGCTATTAAGTGGTCTAATGTTAAAGTCCATTTAACTACAAAGATATAAAAAATTAAGGGAAACTTTTCATTAACTCGCTTTCAGTAGCAAATAATTCTACCTTAGTAGCATAGTTATTTGATAATTCAAATAAACAATAATGACCCAATACTCCGTGAGATTCTGCAACAGAGTTTTTGCTAAACAAAAAGTATTCTGTTTGTGTAGGTATAACAATAGCCCAAACAGGTGTAGTATCTATAACAATATAGTTAAGTCCTGCAGCATAGTTTTGAACAACACTTGTTACAATACCTGCTCCTGTTGCAGATGCTGAAAAATAAACAATATCTCCAATGCTTATTATAGTTCCTATAGCAATAAGAGGATTTATTGAAAAGTTAATTGTTGCTATACCTACACCAATGACAACACTTGTACTGTTTCCTATTCCATTAACACTCCTTAATGGATATTCAGGTGCAGACATTGGAGTAGTTCCACTATTCCTTACAAACGCAAACCAAGTTGATTCTTTTTTATCAAACCAATTTTGGTCTATAAATCCTGTATATTGTAAGTCTGTTGTCATTGTTGCGGCCCAAGGAGCATCTCCCACTAAGTCCATTGTCTTAAATAATTTGTTCTCAAGAGGCAAATCATTTATAACACTTTTAAGTGTTGTTGGAGAAAAAGGATCTAATTCAGGAATATTTTGTTGACACCATTGTTGGTAAAATGTATTTCTTAAATTGTTTGAACTATGTCTATATAAATTCCCGCCCTTAAAAGAATAGAAATAGTTATTCATTCCTATCATCCAATCAGGATTGTAAGAGTAGAATGAAGGCCATCCTTGAACTGCAGGGCTATATGTAAGTGTTTTAAAGCTCATATCTAACTACCACAAAATGCTATTCCATCAAAAACCCAAAATCCGGGAACTATTTCATGCCAATATTGGCAAATAATACCGTCAGAATAAAACCCTGTCATTGCGGGTATTGTCATAGCTTCATCCATATATATATACGTTGCTGTAGCAAAACTTAAAGTATCTAAATAAAAAGTATATTCAGGTCCTCCTTCTTGGCATTCTATACAAGCAGCCGTACAATCTTCTGCACTAAAACATAACTCTATTGCTGTACTTCTTAAATCCCAAATTAAATATAAGTAATTAGATAAAAAAGGAGTAGAAAAAGTCCCCTTCCATTGGTTTAAAGTGTTTGTAAGTGGAGTTATATCTGTAGCGGCAGCCAAAAGTGTTGTAATATCTACCTGATTATTTTGATACAATGTTTGACTTGTATGGTATAAGAATCTATTAGGAGGCGCTGCAACATCAAAATTATCAAATCCAATTTTATTTGTATATAGATTCATATCTGCTCCGGGATATGGAAAACTTCCTTGACCTTGAAATCCTGACGTAATGTTATAATATGATACAATAGGATTATAATTAGTAGGGCTTTGAAAAGCAAAAGTAACTTGATTGCTTTGCAATGGTGATAAATATGGTATTGAAGGGTCAGAATAATTGTATTGATTATGTATAAACATTCCCGCATCATTAGAATCAGTAATTACTACTTGAACTATGCTTATTGGATTACATAATTCTAATTGATTACATTCATTGTTAACATCAAAAGCAAGATTTGCACCTGCAGGAATTGTTATAACAATTTGTAATTCAAATACAATAGGGTTATTTACTACATAAGGAATAAGTATAATTTGATTTGAAGATGTAATAAAACCTGATGAAGTTGTAGTTCCATCATAAGTAACATCTAAAGTAATTCCGCCTTCTATTATATCATATGTTTCTAATAAAATATCTCCATCTCCCATACATGGATCTAATTTTAAGCAATAACGTATTATTCTTTCAGGGTTATCAGTGTTGTCTATGCTAAATGCATTTATTTGACCACATGCAATACATTCTGCAAGACTTGGCACTTGTATGTCATTACTTGTCAATACATATTCATTCATGTATGGGTCATACCCACCAAGTTTCTGTGTAGTTTGAGCATCAATGAATTCATCTCTAAACCAAGTTCTCATTCCCAATTCAGATATTACTTGGAGTTGGTCGCTTTGCATTGAATTTCCTTGAATATGAATTACAGCGCCTTTCTTTGTATCAGTAAAATATCTATCAGCACCCCATTGAACATAACTTTCAGGGTTATGGCTTATTCCGTATTTTTCAGTTCTTGCAATTTGAGTTCCTAATACTTCAGGAACTGCAGTCAATGCTCTACCTGCACCTGCGTCTGACAACAAATTCTTTCCTGCTAACACATATGATATCTTATCTTCTTGAAGACATAGTACATCTGTTTCCCTACCATCTAAAACATATATATATCCAAAAGAAGACTCTAAATATTTATAATTTAAAAGTCCTAAATTAAACTCATTTAATTTATTTAAGTTAGACTCGGTATTATATATACCACTATATGTTATATCTGAAAATCTATGTGCTTCTCTATAATCTTGAGCAGAAACAGATGTTACTCTTTCTCCAAGATTAAATTCTCTTCCTACTATTGAATCTCTAACCTTATAACTTTCAACTCCATTGCCAAAAGAAAAACAATTAAAAAATCCTGTATTTACAATTGCAGGTTGATTTAAAGCAAAGTTTTGATTTTGCACATTTCCATTATGTTCACCATTTGGCGTTATTGTAAAAGATAAATTGTTTTCAAAAAACACATCGGGTAAAGCATCTATTGGAAGCGTTTCAAATATAAAGTCAGGCTCTACCGTACTTCTTTGTAATGAAAATCCTAATTGTGTATCAGAACCTAAATCTCCGGAACAAGCTTCTGTACCCGACATCCAAAAAGTTAGTCTATTATTAGGTTCGCGATTCATATATAATCTTATATCATCTGACCAAACTTGATTAGTCACAAGAGTATTCATTGCAGCATTACTTAAATTCTGAACACCATACCATGAACAACTCATTCCACCACCTGCTGTTAATGATGTTAAAGTTGCCATAATAGCCGATAGATTTCCTAAAAACCAAGTTTCTACACTAGTATAACTTTGAAGAGCAGTAAAAGAAGCATAAGTTTGACTTGCATTAGCTTCTCTTTTGGTACAACCAAAATATTTTGGTCTAGAAGTATATAGCATAATTTTTATTATAGAACCAATAGGCACATCAAGGTCTGTATATGCTAATGCAGGAGGAACAGGAAAATCAGGGTCAGACAAACTAATATTAGTTACACTAAATGCTGTATTATAGGCAGTATAAATTGGAATAGGACTAACTTCAGTGCTAAAATTACTTGCTTCCAAACGCATATAAACTCCTGCAATAGTAAAAGCTCCTGTTACTTGTTTTGCTATTTTTTCTAAAACAGTTGTATATTTACAACTTTGAGTTGGACCACTTGAATCTTTTTTTACAATAAGCCTATCTCCAACCTCAACTTTTTGCATATTTTCACCTTCAAGTAAAAACCAAAAAAGCTCTCCATCTTGAACTACAAGAGTTGAGTATATTGTTTGATATCCTTCTTGGTCAGGTTTTATTACAAACTTATATCTCGTTGCCCAATATGGAGCAATCTGTGACACAGGTATCTCAACCTCTATTGAGTTTTGATTTGATGATGATGAGCAAGGGGTATAAACCGCATTTTCAGGGCTTACAAGGGCTGTTGATGAACGCAAAAAATCATCCATATAAACAATTCCTATCTCATATCCTCTATTGCTATGTAAACTTCTTGCATTTCCAAGTTTATTAAATATAACAACACTACTTATTATACTATAATATTCATACGCATAAGTTAAGGGATTAGCTGTATCTTCATATTGCATTGCAACTAATTGCAAGTCAATATAAGGTCCTGTATTAAGAAAATTTAATATAGGTTCATTTAAATTATTAACTCCTGAAGCTCTTGCTGCCCATCCACCACCTTGAGTTGAAGGTATAGCACAATTAAATTTATCCGTAAGTGTACCTCCATCACAAGAAGTAGGAGTTAAAGGAATTGGACTATATACAGGAAGTATATTTCCAACTGTCCCTACCCATTCTTGAAATTCAACACTTTGAGATAAAGCAAATGGACTTGCATAACTTGAAGCAAGAGTAAATGTTAATGAAATATCTGTATTTCCTGTTTGTGATGAAGGTGTTCCACTTCCTGTATAAAGAGCATGTGTAAATGTTAATTGAACTTGTATTGTAGCTCCTGCTATTAAATTTGACGCATAAGTTGGCAGAGCTAAAGAAGAAAAATCTATTCTTAAAACAGAAAGAGGTACAGTATTAAGAAAATCTATAGCATAAGTGCCTTCTAGAAAGCTTGTAGGTAAGATTTCTGACGATACTTTTTCTTCAAGTAAATTTGCTTGATATGTAAGCTGAAGTGGTTGTCCATTAGCAGACACTAAGTCATACCCTTCAATGTAATTTCCATACATCAATCTATTGCCCATAAGCGTTTGGGCTTGAGCAAACCTTGGGACATTATCATATAGCCTTAATAATTCAGCTTCAGGTAAAACAGTAAAGATTTTGCTATTATCAAATGTAAAAGTTTTATATGTATTATTTGCAATACCTAAATCCGCTTTATTTTGTTTTTCAATTATTTTTATTATATTGCTTTCAGATTGCTTAAATAATAAGTCTATTCCTAAAACAAGAGAGTTTCCTGTATAATAAGTTACCTCACAAGCATTAAATGCATTTATCATTCCCTCATTTAAATATGCCTCAATAGTTAACTCAAAACCATTTGGTGAAAAAGCAATGTCAGACCATTGAGATGTAGCTGAGTATTGACCATCTGCATATAAATATCTATAAGCAAATGATATAAACCTCTCTTCTAAAAAATTCTGTTCTCCCGTAGCATTTAATAATTCTACAGTTGGAGATTCTACAGGAGGCCTTTTAATTACAAGCAATGATTCTTCAAGTAGCGCTTGCCCTGTAGGGCCTCCCGCATCAATAAGCCCTGAAGGTATAGCATAACTGCTAGTTATATTTATTAACCTTGGAGCATTATAGTTGTCTGTAAAAAATAATAAGTTTTCTATTTTATTTACCCCTGTAATTAAATACTCAGGATTAAAGTTTAATGTTGTATCTACACCACCACCATTATTTATGGTAATAACATGATACGTTAAAGATAATGAGGTTGTATTAAATGAAACAATTAAGTCAAGCTTCCCTGTAGCACCTAATGGAAAACTAGGGTCATGTACAAACCAATAAATAGTTTCTATTGAGCCATCCTCATATGCTCCGATGCATCTAGCATCTACACTTAATAATGTATTTTGAAATTTTAAAGTTGTAAGTGAAAAATTTCCTTTTGTGTTTTCAATAACTCCAAATTCAGAATTTTCTGTCGAACCCATTCTGACATTCATCGCATCAATATACTCGCCATTAGGAACAACTCTCTCATCAAAAGTTTTGTTCATCTTACCTGCAGTAAAATTTCTAGTAAACTTTGGCATATTATTTTAATATTTTATCTAATCCCCTTAAATTCATTAAAAGTCTACCGGGATGAATATTGCTTATTCTTATTTTTGCATTTCTTAATAATGCCTGCTTATCCTTTTTGGCTCTTTGAACAATATACTCTTGAACGCCAAATTTAGAATTTAAAATCTCATATTTTACAAAAGCATAGACATATGCTTCAAATAATTTATTTACAGTAATTAAAGAATTATCGCCATTCTCCATTCCATCAGAAACATATTCAAGAATACATAATCTCTCAGACATTCCTGAGTCAAAATTAATAACCCCTGATTTTTTATCTATTGAAAATGTAGGATTAGCATTTGCCGTTTCTGTATTTAAACCAAATCTTGCACCAATAGCATAATCAAAATACCAATACCCATCTACATTATATCCTGCCTGCCCATTAAATTGGCTTGCTTGGTTTAAGTATATTGACTTCTTTGTTCCTGTAATTCTATCAAAATCTATGTTAGAATATTGAGGAGAAAGGGCATTGCCATTTTGGTCAAATAATATGTTTGAAAGATTATCTTGAAGATATGCTTTTGATGAAAGTGTTTGAATATTTTCGCTTAGTGGCCTTAGTACACCATTTTCATATACAGATATTCTTACCCAATTAACATAGTCAGAAGGTAAGATATATCGTAATTGAGCGGGAACATTTAATTCTAATATTTTTATTTCTTTAAATGCGTCATAGTTTAGTTCTTGGACTGCGCGTTTTGCATGAAACAATATCTTGTATCTTTCTTCGTTGTTTACTAAAGAATGATTACCTGAGTACATTAAAAGAAAGTTAGTTACTATATCAGCTAAACTAACATATTGGTACGAACCCCAATTTAAGTCCTCGGGATTGTTTCCATTATTCTCATAATATTCATACTGTGATATATACGCCATGTTTTATATATTATGGTATTTGTGCATTGTTCTCCATCTCTTCTTGCTTTCCAAACTGAGCAACTAATGTTTCTCTAATTGATATACCACAATATTGAAGTATCTTAACAACTAATGAAGTTTCATTTTGCATTCCTATTTCAAAGTCTTGATAATCAGGTTGTGATTGATTAAAAACAGGCTCACCATTTGCTAAAGAAGTAAATGTCCATTTAGGCACTTTAGGATATCTAAAGTAAGTTGCTTCAACTTGTAATGGTAAGTTTATAATACTTGATGGATAAAAAGTTATTAAGTCACCTGTTTGAGTATATGCAGGATAGTTAACAGATGGCGATGTAATAGGCGACATATTTAATAATGTTATCTTTCCCGCTGAAACTTTTTCTGCCTCATTTTGAACTGAAGAATCAAAAATTCTATAAGATTCAGACACTAATGTAAATATATTTGCAGAAAGAGTTAATGATGAAGTGCTTACAGCTGTTACTGTAGCCGTTACCATTGGAGCAACTGAAGTATTAGTTACAATATCTCCAACTGAAACTCCTGCTAAAATAAAATCAGCGAATGTGTCTATTAATTCAAATGGAAGAACTCCATCGTTTACACCACCATAAAGTATTTTAGAGTAGCACAATACTTTATTTATTAAATACTCTTCATCTCCTGTAGTTGTTAAAGATGGAAGGTAATATGTATTTGATAAATTAGTGGTTACTGATGTGTTTGTTAATGTATTTGTTACTATAAATTCCTCCATTTGTTCAGCAAAAGATTTTCCAAAATCGGCATAATCTGTTCCTGATGATCTAGCATTTTCCTTGTTTATAATTGCATTATAATCAGAAAAATATTTCATAAATAATTCTAATTGTGCTTGCTGTGCATACAAATTAAAATCAGATGGAGAAATATATCCGTAGTTATTTTTATTTAAAATAGCAATTACAGTATTCCTTACAGAGTTTATCATACTACAAAGATAATAAAAAAAAAGGCACTCTATTAAAGTGCCTCTTTGTTTTAAAATTAATTAGTCTTAATTAAATGTTATAGTTGAAATTAATTGTTGTGTCGCTCCAACCATTGGTAATGCAGGAACAATAATTGCAGTAGGATTAGATCCCGCACTATTAGCAAGAGCTAATGCATTAATAACTGCATAGTGTGATGCATACGAAGGGTCAGAAGTATTAAACGTAATTGTAATTAAATCAGATGCTGCATGTGCTGCATAAGCGTGAAACGTCAACGTGGCATCAGTAGGCATTGAAATAAAATAATCAGCGTTAGCCGAAAATAATTTTTTTTCAAGAGCATTTGCCGCTCCAATTGTAAATTGTAAGAATTTTCTGTTCATTTTAAAATGTTTTAGTTGTTAATAACAATGCAAATATAGTAATTATTTTAGACTTATTTCTAAGAACTTTAAAACCTCAATACCTTCATCTGACTTTAAGAATAAAGCAACTGTTTCATATGGGTCTTCACCAAATGGTATGCTCATCATTTTTTTCTTATTGCTCTTTGTATTGAACCATACTTCTCTTTGTCCATTTCTAAATTGCAATAAATTATGAGCAAAAAATAATTGCACATTTGATTGTAATTTAAGTAAAGGGTCATTAAGTATTTCTAAAAATGATTTAGGTTCTCTTTTAGCATATATTAATACATCTCTACGCAACTCTGCAGTTGATACGTTTGTAACATCTTTTTGGAACATTACTCTACTTACTACTTCAAGTTGCTCAATGCTTAATTGTCTTGCTTCAATTAATGCGTCTACTTCAAAGTTTAAATCTTCAACTTCTTTTGCAGCATCAACTGTTTTGTTTACTTCTATAAAAGCATTTCCATTTAATGGATGATAATGTAGGAATTGTTGTAATACAGGATTTGTTCGTGGAACAGTTAAAAACCCATCATCAAAGATTATTGGTTCAAGAAGAAAGTTTCCGTCTTGCTCATCTTCAAATGGTGATTTTTGATTTCTTGCATATCGCAAAGGCCTGTTAATGTTTTTTTCTTCATCAAAATAAAGAAGTGGGTATCTAGATGTGTTCCTAGATGGCAACGTAAAAGATATTGGCGTTGCATTGCTTTTTAATTTGTAGGTCTTATCTACTGATGTTGTGTTTGTTTTCATTTTATTTAATTTAAGTTGTTACTAAAAAAATAGAGAGGGACACTGATGTCCCTCTCTTTATTTAATCATTTGTTATTATGCTCCGTAACGGAATAATACAAAGTTATTCGCACCTAAAGTACAAACAGCACGCTCAGATAAGAAGTTAACTTCCATTGCATCTAAGTCACTAGTTTGAGCACCTCCGGCTGAACCTGTAATCCAAGTCTTATATTTTCTATCTTCTGCTTCAGAAGCACGATATCTAACATGTAAGAAAGGTCGCTTTGCATTTTTACCCATAACTTGGTCATATACATTAGTTGAACCTGCAGGAACTAAAAGTCCTGTAATGTTCCCTGATGCAGTTGCACCTGTAGGCATAGAACCACGCATTGTTGGGTCATTTAAGTATTTCCAATCAGTCTTGTAAAAATCATAACCTCTTCGGAATCCTGTGAAGCCTAAGTTTAAAGCCATGTCTTTGTCATTGTCAAATAGACCATAAGAAGTCCCACCTGCTCCATAAGAGTTTTGTGCTGCTAACATATCGTCAATGTCAAATCCAAAATCACGATTAACAAATAGTACGTTTTCTTCAATAGCACCTTGCTTATCTAAACGAGAGATAACAGTATCCCAATCAGAAAGGTTTGTTGGATTGCCACCGCCCCATACATTCCCACGAGTATTTACTACATAGAAAACACCTTCTGAACCTTTATTGCCGGCTGAAGTAAATGTTGCTTGAGTAGCTACACCTGAACCTGCAGCAGCAGGAACTGCTTCTACCATTGCTGTTTCAAGATAGTCCTCAAAACGTAAACGAGTTTCATGCTCTGATTTCAAGTACCAAAGGTATCCTGAAGCACCATTCTCAGTAGTTACTTCAACCCAACCAATTTGAGCCATGTCTGAACCATTTACTGCGTACTTATCTTTGATGATAATTGGTGAATTTGAGAAAATAGTATCTTCAGCTTCTAAAGAACCTGACATTCCATTTGTTCCTTTTTTAAATTCTGAACCATATACCCAAATAGAACAAGTTGAATTAGCAGGGAATGCTTGTCCACCCGCTTCATAATAAGCTACTGTAATAGTATAAGTAGGACCTGCTCCTGCAGGTGCAACAATAACGATTCCTTTATTTGATAATCCCGAAGCATTATCATAAATCATAACTGTTTGACCTAAACGAATTGCAATAGTGTTTCCTGAAGTAATTGTAGCATCTGTAATAGTGTATACAGACTGAGTAGCAGCAGCAGCAGCAGTTACAACACAACTTGTATATTTAGTGTGTAAACGACCTTGCTCTGCCCATTTAATCATGTCTGAGTTTGACGGCATCTCTGCTCCTACCATACGCAAGAATGAAGATACTGTACGATTACCATAACGCTCAAATTCTTTCTCATAAGTATCAGGAAGATACTGAGTTAAGAAGTTGAAGTTAGTAATGTAGTTTGTTGATAATGGAACTTGCTCCGAACTAGGAGTAAGACCAAAAGTTGGTGTTGATAATATTGACATTTTTTTTGTTTTAGTTTTTAAATTCTTTTCATGCTTCTAATTTTTAGTCCGTTTCCGGAGTCAGGGCTTAGAGACTTGACCTGTACGCCTTCGGTTCTTGAACCTGCTTCAGATACTTTACGTTCAGACATATTTATGTTTTTTATCTTACGCGTAACATCATCCGTTGCATCAGCTTGTCCTTGTTCATAAAAGAACTTAGCAAACTTTTCAGGGTTCATAGCCATAGCTAACGATTTATGATATCCTTCTGCGTCTTTCATTAAACCATTCTCATCTAAAAACTTATTTATAAAG